CAACCGTGAGCGGCATCCCGTTACGGTCGTAACGGAAACGCCCCGGCTGGGACGCAACAGCCGTGTTGTAGCTGTCGAGGTTGTCGATGAAGCCAATCAGAACGCCCATCGTGGTCAGCATGGTGTCGATCTTCTGGCCGGGGAACGACTCGAAGAACTTGGCGAAGTGCCGGTTCAGGAGGTTCTCGGTCAGAGCCGCGTTCAGAGCGGTCGGGACATAGGAACGGAACTGCGAGTAGTTCCGAACGTCGATCCCGAAGAACGACGTGACGGTCGAGCCGTCAGCGATCCAGGACTCCAGGCCCTTCGGGGCTTGGTTGACAGAGTCCTTGATGACGAAGATGTCATCGTCGCCACCGGCACCGGCGTAAGTTACGCCACCACCGAGGGTCGTGGAGGTCTGGAACGTACCCCCATCTACACGCCGGACGTGAATCTTGTTGTCGATCGGGTCCACGTTGTCGATGACCAGGAAGTACCCGGCGTTACGCTTCGTGGTTCCGGTCGAATCGTACAAGTCCACCATCATACCGCTACGGAAGCGGTGAACACGACCCGACGCACCCGTTCCCGAGAGGTCGAAGATCATGACGGTGGTGTCCGCCGAGGGCGAAGTCTTGTTCGCCACGTTGGCCGAACTGTCGCCGATGTCCGCCAGTTCACCCGTGCTGGACGAAGAACTGTAGAAGATCGCCGCCTCCTGCTGAGCGAGGAGGTCTGCTACACCCTTGAGGTTCTGGGCGACCACCGAACCGATGGAAGCATTCAGCCTGTCGGCACGCAGAATCTGGTGCGGCAGGTAGAAGTTACCACGGTGCTCGATGAGCGTGACGTTCGACTGAATGAACGCCGGTGCCGTGACCTCGTCCACAGCCTGGAAGGACTGTGGGGTGTCATACATATTGAATCCAAGCGGCCCGGAAAGCGTGTTGCCTCCCGCCGCACTCTGGAACTTGGCCCCACCGGCGACACCGGTAACCCAAGTTTTCAGTACCTGCCATCCACGACCGATGCCCGTGTTCCGCACTACGTTCATGCTGGACCTTCGGATCATGGGGTAGACAGGGTCCAAGTCCCACAAGGACTCGAAGATCGTGGGGACGATCTTCTGCTCCAGTGTTAGTTGGACAGCGTCAGTAATCGTAGCCATCTCTGTGTCCTACTTACCCTTTGAAACTTCCGAGTGCAGGGCTTGGATTGGTCTGGACCCCTGCGGCCCACTTCCTACTGCTGCTTGCCTCGTTCAGCCTGTGCTTGGTGGTAAGCCATAGTCTCCAGGATGTTCTGCTCGAAGGCGTCGCCCTCAGTGGAAGGAACGTGGTCGGGGAGCTTCGTCGGATAGACTTCTGTGTCACCGCCGCCCGGAGCATGGCCGAGGCCCGTGTGGGTCCTCTTGCCTGGGGTACCAAGAGCTTGCAGGTGGGTCTTGATCTCTGGCAAGACCTCCGCAAGAATACGGCTCCCATCTCCGAAGTCGCCGTTGAACGAGTCGAGTCGTCCTCGAATCTTCTCATCCACGTAGTCACGGATTGCCTGTCTCCCCTCGGGGGTCTGGGCATCCATATTATAGGCGATTGTCTCGTCCTTGTCAAGAGCATTCTTGACAATTTCGTCAATTCGTACTTTCTCGGCCCCTCTAAGGACTCGCTGCACGTCGGGGGACAGCCGGGAGTAGTCCACCGGCCCGTCAGGGCGGGAACGAGTCTTGGCCGCTTTAGCCGCAGCTTCCTCTTTCAAGTACGACTGGACAGCATTGTCATCGTCGTCCTCGTCCTCCTCGTCACCGGTGTTGAAGGTCCGGGCTGCGATCTGCTCGACCTGATCGCCGGGCACCCCGTACTGGGCACCGAGTCGGCGGAAGGCGTCGACCGCGTCGTCGCCACCCTGGAACACCTGCTCCAAGTCCTCCTGGATTGCGAGGGCCTTGGCGTTCTCTTTCCGCTGTGCGGCGGCGTCCTGGAATGCTTCCCGTCCGGCGGCACCGGTCTGGGCCTCCGCGACGAGCTTGTCCATCGTCCACTGCTCCTGCCTCCCGTTGATCGTCACCGGATACGTCTGCGTCTGGTTCGGATGCGGTGCGTTGGCGAGAGCCGGGTGGACTTGGTCCTGCGGAATGTTCACGAGACCAGCTTCGTCCGCCGGGTTCACGGAACCGCCTTGATTGGTAGGTTCACCTGCCATACTTCATGCTCCTTACATTAGGGGTCCGCCCGGAGCCATGCCGGGTGGGATACCCATCTGAGGTTGTGCGGGACGCCCTTGTGCTCCCGCTGCTTCCATCATCGCCACTTCTTCCGGAGGTGGCAACTCACTTGGGAACCGCTGGCCTGCGAGGATTTCGAGGTCCAGCTTCCACGTTTCAAACTCTTTGCGAACAGCCTCCGATGAGAGGCTGAACTCGATCTTGTTCATGAACTCTTGCAGCTTGATGAGTTGGATGTCGGGGTTCTGCGTGTGCTCACCGATGTCGAGGTTGCCGGGAGTGATGCCGTCACGGAACAACGTGATGATCTGCCACGTACACTTCCGCCACGTCTCCCAAAGCTCACGTGGAGCCCCCGGCATATCGAGGTTCTCCTCCATGACGGTGATCCAGAACCGTGTTGGGTCTACAAGCTGCATCCCAAACAGTTCCTTCAACTCCTGCTTCCTGATCTCACGGTCCCGTGGCTGGCGGTCCTTGATGTCCACCTTGATCTCCCACGGTTGAGGGATTGGATTCTCTGCCAGCTTCATGTCACCCGTTTGAGGGTCGAGGATAACACCCGCAATGGCGTCGTCGATCGTGGCCAGCTTGACAGTCTCACCCGGAGCGAGCCTCTCTTTGCTAACCTGGAGCATCCGTGAGAAAACTCCGGAGAAAGCATCAGCAAGACCATGACTCGGGAGACCAAGACTAATGTTCCCGGTGTTGAATAGGAATCCGAGTCCAGCAGCAGAGTCCACTCGGCCACTTGTCTCTCCCTGAAAGGCCGGGCCTTGCCCCGATAGCTTCTGCAAGACACCACCCGCAATGTCCGCGACCTTCGCAGGCATGAGCCCGGTGTTCGACGGTGCGATGGTGAATGGCTGGAGGTTCGGGTTCAACGGGTCCGGCTCGAACTTCTCTGCCTTCGGGCGGGGGCCTGTCCTCCACCTCTTGATGTCGATGCCCGATGCACCCGGAATGAACAGGGTGCCGAACATATCCAGTTCCTGGATGTTCTTGAACAGGGACTGGAGCATCCGCTCGATCTGATCGTTCATCGGCATGAGTGGAGCAATGTAACCCCTTGCGAACATCTTACCGATGTCAGTATGCCGAGCGACGTGGAGCGGACAAAGAACACGGACCTGCTGCTCCTCGAAGTTCTCGTCAACAAGGATAGTCTTTCCGACCTTGATGATGAACCGAGCAACAAACTGTTGTGTATCGTCGTAGATGTAGATTTCCTCCAACGGTACATAGAGCCTCCCGTCCTTTCTGGGGCCGGGCTGATCGTAGAAACCGCCGCCCCCACCCTTGGAGATTTCCGTCCCGAGAGCGTCACCCCGAGGTGTCCATAGGCCAGCCGCTGTGGCTCCACCACTCGCTCCCGCTCCAAAGGCTGAGGAGTCGTGGTCGTGAGCGTCGGGAGCGTTGCCGCCCCACGGTACGTCACGGGCGTCCATCTTGGACTCGGGATGCTTGAGGTCGATCTTCTTGTCGAACACGTTCTTCATACGCTCCTGGAGCCACCTCACCGGCACCCACCTCTTACGGGCGATGCCCATCAGGTTGCCACAGCCATCGACCCACGCTGGTAGACCTCGTAGCTGTCGAGCAGGAACGACTTCGATCTGGTCCGGCATGTCGGAGAAGCCGGTCTCAATGTGGTTCAGACCCACTGTCCCATGCTTGAGGAAGGGGATGAGGGCCTGACGCTTGATATACTCCAGGGGCAATGGTGCCGACAAGGCTCCCAGAGTAGCTGAACCAATGGCGGCTTTTCGCAGGGCGTCGAGTGACTCACCCTTCTTGCCAGCAACCGGGTTGATCTCCATCTTCATGTACCGGCCCATCTCGGACAGGTACAGACGGACGATCTCCTCGTAACGCATGTCCAGTTCGCCCTTGGCGTTCTCGAAGGCGATGGACAAGTTGCCAGACCAGCGGTCCATGATTTTGAATCGACGTACACCGGCGAGGTAGGCGTCGATGATCTTGTGCGTAGTCACATGGACGTTGGCTTCCTGTTCAGCCGGAACGAGTTCGGCGTCCAGGGCATCCACGAGTTCCTTC